GGCATCGTTGGTTTCCCGGCGTTTTCGCCGGTGTTTTCCGGGCGTGTTGCCCGGAAGAAGGGCCTACGGGTCCTACGTCTCCCAGACGTGAAGCCTCCCTGTTCAACTTGCCCCTTAACCTTTTGGTTAAGGGGCATTTTTTTGCCTAGGCGGCTGCAAAAAGCCACTCCCGACAAGACCGGGGTAACCGCTGGGGTAACGCCAGATCCACGCTAAACCGTATCATGCGCCTTTTTGGTTGAACTTCGCCGCGAACTGCGCTGACGCTTACAACCAGAGAGCGCCCATGGCGAATCGGCGTTCTTGAGCAGAAGGGGGTATGCGCGATGATGATGAAGCTAACCGGATCGAAACCGCAGAAAGCAGCTACTGTAGCGGTTTCGGTGTTTGTCGCAGTCACTTTAGCTAGCTGCGCCTCTAAACCGAGCCAGTCCGAAATTGCATCTGCCAACTACGGCTCCTATCCTGACAATTACAAAGAAATTACCAAGCGCCATTTTGGCGATGTACTGAAAGATCCGGGCTCCGCTCGTTACAATAACTGGCGCGGACCAAGCAAAGGATGGCGCGCGACAATGGGCGGAAATAGATTCGGTTACCGCGTATGCGTAGACGTGAACGCTAAAAACAGTTATGGCGGATACACCGGAAGAGAAACATTTTACTTGATGATCAACGGTGGTCAGGTGATTGACTTTCTAGGCGAACCCTTGTCAGAAAAAGGGTGCGAAGGGGTTTACTAATGTTGATGGATATTTCGCCTGAATTTATCAGCACATTTCGAATTGCAGTAGATCGCCCGCAAGGTTCGGGCCTCTGGGATCGATCCGCCGCAATGCCGGCAGGTCCGGCCGCGCTTCTGCTGCCGCTTCCGGTAGAGGACCGAATCTAGGCGGAGGCGGTCCAGGCACCGTTTCCCGCAAGTGAGGGCGTGATAAGCCCGCTCGGCCGGGATCGCTCCGCCACAGACGATACATGACCGCCCGGCGCGTTCCTCCCGGCGTAGGGCGCGCTTGCGGGCGTTGTGGTACTCCCGCCGGCAGGTCGGGTTGCAGTAGCGCCGCAAGCCCCATCTGTGGTCGTCCGGCAGACGGGCGCCGCAATGCCAGCATCGGTCGCTATCGTCCGGCAGACCGTCCAAGCTCATGCCGCGCTCTTGCGCTTCCAGGCGAGCGCGCCGGCCCGCTCGGCTGCGGCCTTGCGCTCAAGCATGTCGGCATGGCGGCGGTCGGTCTTGGCGGCCTCCCGGCAGACGTCGCTGCACCAGTGTCGAGCATCTTCGGGAAGCCGCTTGCCGCACCGGGCACACCACGTCCGCTCATGGGCGCGCACGCCCTCTCGGGTGGCGTCCGGCTGCCCTTCCCACCACGGGGGGCGCCGGGCGCCGATCAGGTCTAGCGCCGCCTGCACCAGCTTGTGCGCTTCCGCGTCCGCCTCATGGAAGTCCCATCCGTGCAGGCATAGCTGCGCGCGGAGACCGTGCCGGCACGCGGCCTCGTACTGAAACGGCGACTGGTCGTATTGCCTGAGAATGTTCGCGATTTGCCGGACGCGCGCTTGCCGCGCTGCCTTGTCCCCGCGCCGGCCTGCCTTGCGGCGCCGGTCCGACATTACTTCCGCGCGTGCAGGCGGTAGACCGCGACGTCGCCGCCCCCATAGACGGCCCCGACCTGCACAAGCCCCCAGGTCGTGCCGTCGATCACAACCTTGTCGGACGGCTGCGGTGCGGGGTCGCCAGACGCGCCGGAGCTGGTCATATCCAGCCCCTTCGCCGGCACGTCGACCACGGTATCGCCCTGCTGAATGAGCGAGTCCTGAATGTAGTCCGTGGTAAAGTCCTGCGGCGGCGCGGCACGGGCGGGGACGTCGTAATTGACGGTCTCATTCGTGCCCGTCGCCGGGTCGTACTCGGATTCCTGCCGGCGCAGCGTGACGTCCTTCCCGAACCGCTCGGCAAGGTCTGCCGCCACTCGCCGAAAGAGGGCGTTCGCGGTCATTCGCCGGTGCCCTCCATGCCGGCGAACTTGAGCGCCGCCGCGACCTGTTCGTCGGACAGCCCGCTTTCCTTGGCGAGCGCGAGACCCTGCAGGACGCCGCTCATGGCGCGGGCGCGCTGCCCGGCATCGTAAGCCTGCAGCGGCTGCATGACGTCCAGCTCGACCGTATCGTCCAGCTTGGCGGTCGCTTCGTCGGCGATCCGCCGGGCGATGGGCTGCAGCGTCCATTGCGCAAGGTGCCGCTGCGCCTCTCGCACCGTGTTGCCGGCGGTTTTCGGGTCCAGCATGGACGGCAGGACGCCGAACGCGTGGCAGATCGATGCCCGCGCCTGGTCCAGATGCTCGGGCGTCATGGACCGCTGCAGGTCCGGCGACAGGTCCGAGGTTTTCCAGTCGGTCTGCGGCGTCGGTCCGCCCGCCGCCTGGACGTTCACGGACTCGCGCAACAGCACCCGGCCGCGCTGGCCCCGGAAGGATCTCGCCAACTTTTCGCGGTCGGTCTCGGTCGTCTCAGGGAACGGAGCGATCTGACTGCCGAGCGGGGCAGTCTCGAAAGTCTCCTGCAGCGCATCCTCAAGGGCGTGCAGCAGCCCGGCGGTCAGGGCAGCCCGGCGCAAGGGCGAACTGCCGGCCCACGGCGTCACCGGGTCGGTGCCGACGCGGAAATGCAGGACTTCGGCCGCAAGCGCCGTCACGGTCCGCCCGCCGCCGGCTTCCGCGATGGTCAGCTTGTAGGCGGTCGGCACGCCGTCCGTGGTGGTCAGGGTCCAGTCCTGCACCGGGATCAGCCGGTCGCGGATCAGGAACACGGCCTCGCCACGAACGCCTAGCGAGCGCGCTGCGATGGACAGTGAGGCGCTATCCAGCAGGTCGGTGCCCTGGACGTCCGCAAGGGACAGACCGCCTTCCCAGAGGCTCACACAGCCCTGCACCGTGCCGGTCAGCTCGGCAACGCCGCGCCGGCCCGTGATGTAGCTGTCGCGCGCCTCGATGACTTGTGCGGTGTAGCCGGTGCCGGACGCGCGGGTCTCGCGCTTGGCGCCGGACCGCTTGAATAGCCGTGCCAGCATCAACGCCTCCACTTGCGCAGCACGTCCGCCGCGCCGCTGTAGTGAAGCGCCTTGGCCTGCCACGCCGCCGGTCGTTCGGACGTGATCTGCATATCGCTCAGATCGCGCGTGCCGGACGTCGCCACGCGGCCAAGGTAGGAATCATCGGCCAGATACTCGGCAAGCCGGCGGTAGGCTTCATTCAGCTCCGCCGGCACGCTTTCGGTACTGCCGACCGTTGCCGTCACCCGGTAGGTCTTGGCGTCCAGCTCGTAACCCATCGGCGCGGCCTGCAGCGTCACCGTCTGCCACGCGGACCCATCCCAGACTTCCGACGTGTCAATGGACGCCGGCTGCAGGCGCGGCGTCCAGGTGCCCGGTCCCTCCACGATCCAGGTGACGGACCGCTCGCCCCATCGGTTCGTGATCCAGGACTCGATGCGCTTCCACAGCGTTTCCGTGTCCAGGTCCGCCGCGTCCGTAGTCAGACCGGACGGCTGCGCCGGGTAGCTCGACGGCACGCCCTCTTGTTCGTCCAGCGCGACCAGCATCAACGCCACCTCCACTGTGCCGGCACGGACGCCGGCAGGCGGGCGGGGTCATCCGCCTGCCAGCGCCGCGCCTCGACCTGCGCCTCTTCGAACGCGGGTCGGGTGACTAGGGACAGCTCGTAGAGAAGCGCCGCCTTCACGGTGCGGATGATGGCGCCCTGTTGCGGGTCGCCGTTTTCGTCCGGTTCGCCGTTCGCCGGCTCGCGGGTGACTTCCTCCGCGTCCTGCACGGCGCGTTCGGGCGGAAGCCGGAAGCCCGGCGACAACCCCACGGCCAAGCCGGCGGACAGCAGCGCGAGCGCGTCCCGGCCGTGTTGCGTATCCAGCACGCTCGGCAGGATGCGCGCCTCGAAACTCAGGGCGTCGTCGCCGTCGGTCAGGGTCAGGGTCTCGGTCAGCTTGGACGCCAGCGGCTTGCCGTAGTCGTGTCCGACCAAGAGATGAATTTCCGCGTCCGGTTGCTCGACGCGGTACTGAAACGCGCGCGAGGCGAACCGTTCCTTGCGCGGCCGCCCCTTGCGCCCGCCGTCCGACAGCGTGGCGGTCACGCCGTAGGGGAACGACCCGCGCAAGGTGCGCGAGCCGTCCCCCTCCTGGCGGACCTCTAGCCGGCCCTCTGCAGCGCCGTGCAGCATCGCCTTAGTCCTGGACGCCGGTCAGGACCTCAAGCTGCGCCGTGCGACTCACGGTAACGTCCATCGTTACCAAGCCGGTCAGGCGGACGCCGCCGGACGCCGCGTCGGTGTAGGGATCGCGGATCAGATCGACCGCGCCCCACGTCGCGACGAAGATCGGCGCCTGACCGCCCGCGCTGGTGGTCAGCAGGGACTTACTTGCGGTCGGACTGCCGGACGGCGCGGCAAGGGCGTTCGACGTCATGGACACGTTGCCGGCAGGGATATTGCGGGTGAAGCGGTCCCACTCCGTCACGCCGGAGCCGGCGTCGAAAATGGTGCCCTCAAGGGCGTCCCAGACTTCCGGCCGGATCATGACGCGCACCGCGCCGGGGCTACCCGCCGCGTTGTTGGTCATGAACGTGGTCACTGCACCCCGGAAGGCGCTCCAGGTCGCCGCCGCGTCGATGGCGGTCTCGGAAATGCCGTAGGTGCTGGCCCCCTGGATCACGCCGAGCGGCTGCCCGTTGGACCCGGTGCCGAGGAACACGGCCTTGTCCATCTCAGCTTGGATCGCGCCCCGCATATCGCGGCGGATCGCCTGCTCGATGCCCCCGGCGCTTTTCATCGTGCGCCGGGTCATTTTCATCTGGACGCCGAGGGTCTGGTCCGGCTTGAGCGGCCGGTCCGCCGTGGTGTAGGCGGTCGCAGCCGCAACGTCGCCGGTCTCGCTGGCAGCCCACCCGGCCGTGACGCTCGACGTCGTGACCGGATACTCAAGCTCGCCAACGCCGACGTTGACCATCTGTGCGCCCATCGCGCCGGCAATGGACTGCGGAAAAAGCCGGTCGATGATGGGGCGGGTCTGGACGGGATCGGGGACGCCGGACGCCGTGGTCTCACCCGCACGGGTCTCAAGCGCCTCGTACGGCACCGGGCAGCCGCGATAGCCGCCCGCGTTGCGCAGCTCCTGGACCACCTCTGCGGTCGCACCGTTGAGCGCGCGGCCTTCGTCCAGATGCGCGACCGCCTGCCGGACTTCGAACTGTCCGATCAGGTCCGCCCACTCGGAGCCGGCACGGGTTTCGAGCTGGTCCGCCGCGCTGCGGCGTTCGGTATCTTCCGCGACCAGGGCGGCGCGGTAACGGGACTCGTTCGACCGGTACTCCCGGTCAAGCTCGTCCATCTGCCGGACTTCGGTCTCTTCCGGCTGCTCTTTGGACGCCAGCTCGGAAAGCTGCTGTCGAATCTCCGACTGGCGCCGCTGAATCTTGGTCGATTCCAGCATGTAAGTCTCCATCGATGGGAACGTGACGCCTCACGGCGT